ACTGGCGGGCTGGATGGGACCATCGTACCGGCCCACGAACAGCACCGCCGGGGTGCGGGGCAGCACGATCATCTCGCAGGGAGTGCCCAGCCGGTTCTCAATGGCCCACAGGCTGTCGGGCAGGGATGCGATCACCGGGGCCTTGCCCGGTTCGGCTAAAATACCTTTCATTTGTAAAATCCTTTCTGATGTGATATCATCAAGGGGATGGGGCTTGTGAATTCCATCACCCTTTGGGCTCGTCCGTGTTACCAGCACGGGCGGGCTCATTTTTGTTGATGTCATTGGCATCCTCTTCTGCGTTGCCGAGTACAAAGCTTTTGATAAGCGGTAACCAGTCCGGTGTCAACTCGGAGATGTACCTTTTGGCATAGTAGTAATAGATTGCGTTGCTGACCCTCGGGGAGCCGGTGGTCCGCTGGTCCTTGACCATGTAATTTACCTGGTTCCGGCTCAGGCCCATGCCCATCAGGAGATTCTTCAGACGTTTCGTTTTCATGCGCCCTTCCGGTTCTGCCGGTAGTCCGGCTCTTCGGTGCGGGCGTGGGTGCGGTCAACGCGGCCATAGCGGTGGTTCTTCCGGGTCATTTCCAAGTAGCGTCCATAGCCGAAGCAAGTAATTGCCAGCGTAGCTATGAGAACGGCAGCCAGCACCCGGATGCCCCAGAAGTTGGGCAGGATGGCATTGAAGCCGTCTCCCGCACTGGCGGAACCAATCAGCAGGGCAATGCCTGCGGCGTACAGCAGGTTAATTTTCAGCTTCATGCGGGTTCCACCTCCTGCCAGCAACTCGGTGCCGGGCGGCATTTGTCTTCAAAGCTGAAAGCAATGACCTGATGCCACTCGCCGTTATCGAATACCTGAACCGGTGTGTCCCGGTATTCAGGGACTTCCATGCCAGTCATCAGGAGCCCGGACGGGCGAACCTTCCCCCAACGGAACCATAGGTCTACCAGTGAGGGAGCAATGTACGGGCATCCAGTGGGCGCTGCGGCCCGCTCGGATGCAAGGGTGTAAGGTTTCATGCGGTCTTTTCCTCCTTTGCGATTGCCGGGAAGAAATACTCCCCGATTTTTTCTTGCGGGATGTGTAGTGCTCTGCAGATGATGACGATCTCGTCACTCCTCCAAGGTTGTGTCCCCTTGAGCCGTGCAGTCATCGTGTTGGAGCTTACCCCAATCAGGGCCGCAAGTGCGCCCTGATTGAGATCCTGGTCTTCTGCCAGACGACTGATTTTGAGATAAGGCTTTTTCACGTTGCTCACCTCCTTGTTGGCGGCTCCCTTCTGCGGTATACTTGGGCGGGAAGGGAGGTGATAAAGTGGAACAAAATACCGGTATGTCTGTTTCGGACTGGTCTGGTTTAGTAGCAATGGTCGTTTCGCTCTGCGCTTTGGTTTCTCCGATGCTGACAGCAATCTTTAACAATTGGCATCAGCAAAAGATGAAACAAATGGAATATGACCATCAAGAACGCGAAGAACGGGTTCGGCGCGAACGCGAGATCTACGAAGGCTACATTCGTGCGGCGGGTGCGGCTGTCCAATCTGAAACACTCGAAAATCTGAGCGAATTTGGCTCTCACTCTGCACTGGCAATGTATTACGCTTCAAAAGAGCTTCGAGAAGATATGCTATCATTGGAACGCTTGGTGAAGCGAACTTCTGCGACACAGGATCTTCATAGTATGAAAGTTGAGCTTTTGAATAAGATCGTTGTCAGGATGCGAGACGCAAAAGAAATGCAGTCGTGAGAAATGCAACCACGATGGAGTATGCCGGATACCAACCGGAAAGCTCTGGCGAGACCTTTCTGACAAGCAGATTGCACAAAGTCACGACCAGCCAAAGAATCAGAATCAACTTATAGCACAGCACTTGAGTTTTCTCCTCTCTGCCCAGCGTTCCTCTTTCACAGGTTCGCTGGGCTTTTTGTTGTCGTTCACGTTGTTCACCTCCTTTGATGTGACTTCACAGGTTACTCAGTGGCCGAAAAATACAGCCTGCGGATTGTCGATACTTAAAAGCTCTACAATCTTTGAGGCTTCGTCCGTGCCAAAGACACGTTTCTTGAGTTTGCGAGTTAAGGTTTGCTCCGAAATCCCGAGCTCTTGAGCCAATTTTTTCTGGGTGTAACCCGCTCTGACCATGTACGACTTGAGTAAATTGACATTTACCACGTTTTCACCTCCAAACGACCTCGATGTAACTTGTGAGGTTACAAGTATGATAACACCATATCTGTAACCTGTCAAGTTATTTTTGGTAATTCAATTAAAAATATTGTAAACCGTCAGTTTATCTGCTATACTATAGATATTAAAGGAGGTGCTCATGGTGACTGTAGGTGATCGCATTCGACAAGTGCGTCAGGAGCAAGACGTAACCCAGCAGGAGCTTGCTGACTACATTGGCGTATCAAAGCAAGCTGTATATAAGTATGAGAATAACATTGTAACAAACATACCGACAGATAAAGTAGATGCCATTGCAAAACGGCTGAGAGTGTCTCCCGCCTATCTGATGGGCTGGGAGGAGCAGCCTGCCCTGGCTGCATCCAAAGAGCCCACTGTTCCGCCGGGCTTTGAGCCGATGCCAGCCATGGACGTGGTACCGCTGGTGGGACGGATCGCTTGCGGTACGCCCATCACGGCAGAAGAGAACATCGAACAAATGGTGTGCGTGCCTTCCCGCTGGCACTCCACCTTTACACTGACCTGCAAGGGTGACAGCATGGAACCCCGCATCCACGATGGTGATCTGGTGGCGATTCGCAGTCAGCCAGAGGTGGAGAATGGCGAGATCGCTGCTGTGCGGATCGGGGAAGAGGCCACCCTGAAGCATGTCTATCTGCACGAGAACTTCATTGAACTGCGGCCGGAGAATCCGGCTTTCAGCAGCATCATTCTCAGCCGGGAAGATATGAATGCCGTTGTCATTGAAGGCAAGGCCGTGGGGCTCTGCCGGGATATCTGATGTTGGAGGTACCGCATGGGCGTTTTTGGTTGGCTGAAAAAGGCTACAAAGGTAGTCGGAAAGATGGCAATGGATGCGGCGGAAGAGCCGTCCAGGTATTCCCCGAACCCCGAATGGATGGGCCCGATGGATTTGGTTGATTCTCGCATGAACGCTCAAATATTAGCACCGCAATTTCTTAAACAGGCTCAGGAAAGTGCTAAGATTCTTTCCTCTACCACAGAACCGTCGGTGTTCTTTATGCGGTATGATTTTTGTGTTGGCCGTTTAATACAGCTGGAAGATTGTAAAAAGTATGGCGTGAAAGTAACTACAACTTCCTCGTTGGAAAAATATCTGGATTTGACGTTTCGAGAAGAAGCCGTTAATGAAATTGTCCAGCGTACACAAGAAAAATACCGGAACAAAATAGAAAGTTTAAAATCGCCCAAAGCAAAGCAGAACTGGGCAATAAAATATCATCGGGCATTTGAACCATATCTGTCATATATGAGCGATAATGCTAAAACGAAGCTCGACGAGTGCAGCGCAGAATTATACGCGCTGACGGAAATATAAACAAACATAGGAGGCCTTTTGTATGAAAAAGAAAATAGTTTCAATGGCGTTGATGGTGGTACTTTGTTTTGTACTTGCAATGTCTGCATTTGCAGAGGGAGTGCAGTACAAAACAGGCGATTATGTGGCCTATTCAGGCCATACGGACTTCGGATATTATTTTACATACTCGGTTGAAAAAACAAATACAAACTATAAGTGCTTTTCCGTTGTGGAAAATGGGCAGCGTGTGTATGCGGCTGTAAAAGAAAGTCTATACGACTATTACAAGAACGTATTCAATGACCAGGACGTTACATTTAAGGGAGAAGTTCAACGGTTCGCCGATGATGGTGCACCTGTTATTCTGGCAACTTGGAAGGTTGTAAATGAAGATGGAAAGGAAACTCTCATATCTCTGGATGAGGATATAGCACCAACTTTCTATAAGAAGGGAATGGCACCGGATTTTAAACTGTTTTATGATCTTTATAATGACGTAACGGTTTCAGTTGCTGAAGATGGTTCCTATATGACGATTGATAATAATCCGCTTAACATGAAAGGCGGCTCGATTATCTTTAATGAAACTGGCTTGGAGCATGTAAAACTGACCAACAAAGCACTTGGATTGCCAGAATGGCTTTATAAAGAAATGGCAAATACACGAGCAATTGATGGCCGCCAGAAGGAAAGCTTTGATGATGTGACAGTTACCTGGTCTTATCACCCGAATCAGGGCTTGGAGGTTATCTACCGTACGAACAACTGATTGTAAATAAAAAAACTCCCCCGGTGCTACCAACACCGAGGGAGTTCAGATAAGCGGCTCACCCAGAAGAGGGCATCGCACACTCGACATTGCGATTATACCTCTTTTGGGCGGGCTTGTCAAAGTGTACCCCAAAGGAGGTATTTTTTATGGGAATGCGAACCAACACCGCCCAGTGGCTGCCGAACCAGAACCGCTGGCAGATCAAGGTGCAGAAGGACGGCGTGCGCAAGACGTTCACCAGCGCAAAGCCGGGCCGTACCGGCCAGCGGGAAGCAAATGCAAAAGCAGATGCCTGGCTGGATGAGGGCATTTGCAGCACCACCAAGCGCTGCTTGGAGGTTTGGAACGAGTATCTGATCTCGGTGCGGGCCACTGCCGGCACAAGCTATGCCCAGCAGGTGGAGAAGTTCGGACAGAACTACATCCTGCCAATCATTGGAGAGCGGCGCATCGGAGACCTGAACACGGGAATGCTGCAGGACGTGCTGAATCGGGCATACAAAGAAGGCAGCATGAACCCGCAGGCCACTCGAAAGAGCAGGGGAAACCTCTCTAAGAAAACATTACAGGGAATCCGGGCGGTTGAAGTCAGCTTTGTGAAATGGGCAAGGCAGCACAAATACACCGCCCTGCGGCCAGAGGACGAGGGTCTCACAGTACCCAGGGGAGCACGTCCAAAGGGCCGAAAGATCCTTCAGCCGGACGCGCTGCGGGTCCTGCTTTCCACGGATACGCGCATCGTCCGTGGCAAGGTTGAACAGGATGCCAATATCCATGCATATCGCTTTGCAGTCCTGACTGGCCTGCGCCCCGGGGAGCTGCTGGGGCTGCGCGTGGGCGACATGGAGGGCAACCGGCTGCATCTTGCCCGGGCCATCAATACCTTTGATGAGGAAACGCACGGCAAGAACGAAAACGCTATCCGCACGGTGGTCCTGCATCCGCTGGCGGCTGCGGAACTCCACGCTCAGCTGCAGCAGCGGGCCTTTGAAGAGGAGCGGCCTCTTCGGGGAGATGATTCTATCTTCTCCCTGAGGAACGAGCAAAGCCTGTACAACTTCTGGAAACTCTACCAGCGCAGCAACGGTATTGACCCGCCGGTCAGCCTGTATGAGCTACGGCACACCTTTGTGAGCATCATCGAGGATGCCGTGTCCCCGGCAGAACTGCGCCGCATGGTAGGGCACAGCAAAAGTATGGATACTTACGGCTGGTACAGTCACGCCGTTGACGGCAGGGCTGACACGGCAGCAATGGCCGTTTCAGATGCTCTGGCAGAGTATTCTCCGCGTGCAAAATAACCCACTTTGTAACCCGTTTTTGTTCCTAAATGGTTGTGATAGCCGATGATTGATTTTTGGTGAAATTCAAAAAAATGCGCATGAATCCATCACAATTTCAAAGCGCATCCAGCGAATTGTGATAGTTGAGCTTGTTCGAATCCACCCGCGCCCACCAAGAACTCCAGTATCCGAACCGGGTACTGGAGTTTCTGTTTTG